CTTGGCGCCATGCAAGGCACGCCGACGCTGGAATACCTAACAGCCAAGCGCGGGATAAATGTCGAGACGCTCAAAACCTACAAGATCCGCAGCCACCGACGCGCTAGCGAGCACAACACCGACTTCGTCGCCTTCCAGTTTGCGACGCCAGACGGCGAAATGGTGATGCTCAAATCCACCGGCATCAAAACCAAGGCCGACGGCAAGAAGGATACTTGGACCACCGCACCCTTCTACACCCTATGGGGTTGGTGGACCGTAAAGCCGAGCGACCGGGCAATCATCATCACCGAAGGTGAATACGATGCCATGAGCGTGCATCAGCTAGACCCCGGAATGCCGGTTCTATCTCTCCCTGCCGGTGCCAGCAACCTCACGTGGATTGAAAACGACTTCGACACCCTGAGCCGCTTCGAAAAGGTGTATATCTGCACTGATGCCGACGACGCCGGCGAGAAGTGCGCACAGGAAATGGCCAAGCGACTAGGCCAAGCCCGATGCTATCGCATTAAGCCGCCCGCCCCATACAAAGACGCGAACGAGTTTCTGACCCAATGCGACGACGAAACCCAAGGCATTCAACAGTGGATGGAGGCAGCAACCAGCTACGACCCGCCCACCCTACGCAGTTCCTCGACTTTTCGTGAGGATGTTAAGGCCCGAATCAAGCGCGAGTTGACCGAAGACGCGCAAAACACCTTCGTCTTTTGCGACCTTGAGTTTCAATACCGCCCCGGTGAATGCACTCTACTCACCGGCTACACCGGCCACGGCAAAAGTGAGTTCATGTATCAGTCCCTTGTCCACGAAATGGGGAATGGGGAAAAGGTTTGCATTGCGTCTATGGAGATCGACGCAGCCGAGATGATTTGCAACATCGGCACCCAGCTCATTGGCCACAAGCCCAAGACCGACACAGAGATTGACGTTGTGATCGACTGGCTTGACGGACGCCTTTGGTTTATCAGCCCGAAGGAGGGAGACGACGACAAGCCTACAACCAGTGCCGAGCTGTTCAACGACTTCGACTACTCGGTCCGCCGATTTGGCGTTACCCGTGTCGCCATCGACTCTCTGATGTTTCTTGTCGGCAAGGAAGACTACGACGCTCAGGACGCACTAGCCAAAGCCTGCCGCAACTTCTGCCGCAAGCGCCATCCGAACACCCACGTCATCCTGATTGCCCATTCCGCCATCAAGCAAGGAGAGGAAAAGATGCCAACCGCCAGCGCCGTGCAAGGGTCCACCGGAATCCTCGCGCCGTTCAACAACATCCTGACTGTCTGGCGAAACATTGAGAAGGAAGAGGCGATGGAGAAAGCGGAGGGAGATGCCATGAAGCAGAACGAGATTCGCCAGCAACATGACGGCATTATAAAGGTCTGGAAACAGCGCCGGACTGGCAAGCGCCCACGCGCCCGCCTATGGTTCGACCTGGCCAGCAAACGATTTCGCACCAGCCCCGAAGACCGTTTGCCCCCAACCATCGCCACAGCCAAAGCAAAGCCTAGTGTTGACGACTTCTAATGAGCCAGAATGTCGGCACAGTCCAAGTAAGGCCCGTGATCGGAGAATTAGGGCGCTTCTACGTCGAAAGCTGGGAGCGCCCCAATCAACCGCACATGGTAGACTTGCTCGCCCACCAAGGTCAGGGGTGCTGCTCATGCACTGACTGGCAGACGCGATGCCGCCCAAATCAGAAAGAGAACCCAATGGCATTTATCCCATACGGCACAGCCAAAGCGCCAAACCCCGAGCGCCATGCCTGCCGCCATGTCACCGCCGCCCGGTCCTTGTTCCTAAAAGAGATCCTGATAGGTTTGGCCAAGCAACACCGCGCTGGTGATGGAACGTGAAGCCACGCCATGCAACCCCCTACCAACCACCACAAGAACCGCCGCGAACAATGGCCGAACAAGCCCAATCCTTTATTGGTAAAATCGCCACGTTTTTCCCTAATCCTGCCGCAGTGACCAAGGGCATGACAGCCCCCGATTCCGTAATCTATGCCGGCCAAGTGACCGCGGCCGCATTTAACGGCCACAAGGGAGCCGGCAAAATCCCCGACTTTACCCTGACCGTTCGAGGAAAGACCGGAAAAACAGCCACCGTTTCCATTTACGACAACCACGTTCAAATCCACGACCTTTGGGACACTGCAATCTCTTATGCAAAATCCACCAGCCAACCTAGCCGATCTGTTCCCTAAAGCATCGGCGTCATTCCTAAAACTCAATCAACCTACCAATGCCCCACAAAACACAGCTAGCAATCCCCCCATCCCCGCAATCAACACCCAAGGTGTTTTGCCTTCACATCCCAGCACCCCTCCCAAGCCTAAACGCAGTGCTCGCGCTCGGCCACTGGCAAAGAGCCAAGTTAAAGCGAACGATTCAAGATTCTACCTTGTCCGCGTTACGAGCGTGCGAAGCCGCCTCATTGATACCGACAACCTGGTTCCCAAATGGCACATCGACGCCCTCCGTTACGCTGGAATCCTACCTTCGGACGCTCCAGACAAAGCGAGAATTGAGACGAGCCAACGCAAAGCCAAAGACGGCGAAGCGCCGCACACGCAGATTCAGGTAATTGAGATAACAACGTAACCAATTTGGTAATTTTTATTCTTGCTTGCCCGCTATAATTCCAACTTAACCCACATTGCCATGAAAAAAATCGCATTCAACGTCACGCCAGCGCAGTTCGACGCCTTCGAGAAATTGCGCAAAGCCGACACTATAACAAGTGAACCTAGGGCACCTTTTGCCCGTCGCCTGTTCCTAATTGGCCTAGTCCGATCAATGACCACCAATCAAATTGACGAAGCACTTAACAAAACTGACCAACAATGAGTTCACAATGCCATGGAGAATACTTGCTTTGGCGCGCCGCCGAGGGCCTACCCTATCCCGACGACGGCGACCACGCCGCCGCCGCTCAGGAGTTGGCGGAGGAATACTTTGAAGAAGCACCCCCAACCCAGCCCGAGAGGGCTGAATAAACAAACCATCACATGACTAAAGAAGAGGCCCTCAGGGCATACACTCACCACATCAACCTTTACTGGCATAACCACCATGCGATGCACAAAGCCAAAAAAGAAGTTGACGCTACTGTAAAAAACGCGACCACGCAACTAAAGGCAAAGGTTCGCAATCTTGTTAAGGGCACCAAATGGCATGTCAAAGAAGCCAAATGGTGGCACCTTATCGACCACAGCAGAAAACCAGTAACCGCATCCGTGCAAGGCACCATAGAACTGGATCGCTTGGAAACTGGTCTGGGCGGCAGCACGCTAACCTTTCAGTTTAGCGAAGAGTCCACTGCTTTTATTTTGTCCGAAATTAAACGCATCACCAACCCATGAAATCATACTACTATTGTTATCGCCCAGCCGGTTTTACCGCACCGCAGGTTAAACACGAATGCTTTACTACCGCAAAAACTGAGGCAGAGCGTTTGGCCGCAAAATACCCCGGCGAATCTATTGAGATCCTTCAGTGCATTGCAGTCTCCAAGATTGTTGCACCAGCCATCACAGTATTCATGACTGGATGCGAGCCCGCAAACGAAGCCACCGACAAATTTTGACCCTAGGGTCGCGCGGGCCTGTCAGGAATGCCCGGCGGTGTTCTTCCACTCCTCGCCGCCGTCGTCGTCGTCCTCGACCTCGCAGTCTGCGTTGGCCTGATCGGCGAGGATGCGAATCATGCTGCGCGCGTGAGCCTCAATCACCTCCAGCGAGGTCTTGTCGGGCAATTCGACCGTTGAGTCATAGGAGCGTTCTCCGTCCGTCGCTTGGTGTCGAACGGTGAACGTGATTTTCATGACTAATTCGGTGCGTAGAAATTGATCAGATGGCCATCGTATATCGACTGCGTCACGGTGATTTTACCTGCCTTTACCATGCGTTTCAACTCGATACTGGCTTGCTGCCAGCTGCGGTTGTTTAAGTCGGCATATTCGGCGACGCTCAGGTGCTTCGGGCTGGGCCTGCCAACCTTCCGCTGCTTCATTAACTTTTCCCAGCCGGTGGGGACTGGGATCTTTTTCACGGTGTGGCTCATAGTGCTACGGAGTCAGGAGTTGGTGGTTCGAAGATGCAGGAGCGCACGCGCGGAATCTCGCCAGATTCTTGACCTCGGAAATCGAGAGCGAAGACTCCAGGGTAGGTGCGAGCCTGAGAAACCACCTTGTGCCCAAAGCGAGTGAGCGCCTGCCACGGTGGCGAAACCACGACGATGCCCTTGTGGTTACCGCCGTGGTCGAACTTGTGGCGGTGGGCGCAACATAAAACCTTGGGCAGAGGATCTCCAGCGCGGGCGGCTTCGAGCTGTTCCTCGGCGAGTTGCACGCCTAGTTGCGTAAGGGACAGCGCGAGGCGGGTTGACGTGCCGATGTGGTGGCGGAACACGCAGCGCACGCCGTTGACGTCGAGTAGAAGGCGGTCCCATGCGCCGGCTCCGTCGGGCGCGGGTTGGGCGCGTAGTGCCTTGCCGATGCTGTTTTCGATGCTACCCGTATGGCATTCAGTGCCTCGGACAAGAAACACCTTGGCGGCGGATTTTGCCAGCGGGGTGAGAAGGTCAATCGCGGCAGCGGCGTGGTCCGCGACGTCCGGCGATATGATTTGCATCGTCCGGTGATGGTTGCCCTCGATTAAGTCGCCATTGATGACAAGGGCGTATGGATCAGAGCCGGCGGTTTCGCGTATCCATGCGTCGGATACAAGCCAACATTTCCAAAACCATTTTTGGACCGCGTTAAGGGAAACCACGTTGCCCTCTAATGTCTGAAAACCCGGCGGCAAAACCGCGAGGGTTGAGCCGCAATGCAAATCGCTCAAAACAAAAACAAGTTTTGGGCGTTGGTTGGTTTTCATAAAATGATCAGGTCTTCGTGCCTTCGAGGTGTGCTACTCTCAAACTGACCTTTCATCTTTTGTCATTGCCGTGTCCTGCGCATTCTTGCGCGAAGTCTCGGCGCACCAGATTTGCGGAGCCATCACCCGGTAATCCAACGGCAGGCCAGGCTTTACCCATGAGTCATCCTTCCAGACGATCCGGTTATTTGGCTGCGCAGCAATTTGACCAGAGCCGTCATTTAACAGCAAAACATGGTAGCACTTGTGCTCAGGCGGATAGTTGGAATACCCATTATCGGTATGGTCCAACGTGAACCAATACGTCGCCGGCACAGGTTGACCATTGCGCTTCTTAAACTGGCAGGTCATTTCCCTCAAATACTCGTAACGAGTAACCGAGAAATCCCAACCGTGGCAATCCCACATTTGCAGCTCGTTCAGGTCGTGCAATGGCGCGCCAGCGCTAGGTAACGCCCACCTAAGCATATGCAGAGGTATCCGCGCCCATTGCGCCCCGCTCTCGCACATAATGGAGAAATGCAACGCACGCGATGGAATCGACGTAACTCCAAACACAACCGCCTTGTCAAACTTGCCAGCTTCCGCAGGATCCAATCCCCTCAGAATTGAACGGTCAACATAACCGTAGAGGTGGTGGATGGATGCGTTGTGGCAATGATGATTCATTGCTTGCTGCCTTCTAAGTGAGCCACCCGTATCGACACCTCGGCAATCGCCGCCTCTGCCGCAACCACCCTAGCCCTCAGCTCGACCATTTCCCGTTCGGCTTGTTCATGCCGTTGCACCGCCAGCGCCGCAGCAGTTGCACCCGCCGTTTGTCCCTTGAGCATCCAGACGATGCCACCCAAGACAAGCGATGTCAGAATCGTGTTTACGTCGAGCGCGAGATTCATTTGGCCGCTTCCTTTAATGCCTCTTTACTGATATGAATAAGGATGTCGAATGCCTGTCCATACACCTCAGGCCCAAAACGCAACGGAATGCAGCCATCCTGGCCCCAGTCATAGGGCGGGAGACCGCGACGGTAACGCTGATAGTCCTCGGCAATTTCAATGGCTTCTGAGAGTTTCATTTCGATTGAATGGTGGCGTTTGCGGCCGCATTCCCAAAACGAATTGTGCTTTTGTCAACAGCACGCTGGCCGAACCACCAAGCAATCATCATTCCAGCATAGGTTCCAACCGTCATTGCCAACGTGATGCCCGGTTCGGACACAGGTGGAAACACGCCAAACCAGAACGTAAACAGCAACGCCACCCAAGTAAGACCTGGCCGAGTAAACGCCCGGAACGATGTCACCCAACGATGCTCGCCGGCCAAAGCGGACTCGGCCCGTTGAGACTCGGTGAATGCGTCAGCCGCACCACGCTCCCGCGCCACGGCAATCTCGCCAGAGGTTTTGGCCGCGTTCAATTCGCCTTCCAGTCGCGTGCGCTCAATGAACTGACTATGTTCCTGCCGGCGCCGGAAGTAGCCAGCTACCTCGCCAAAGGCCGTGCCCACTAGGCCCAGCACGCCACCCGACGCCACGTTTCCAAGGATAGATGTCCAGTCCATGATGTTATTGTTTAGGTAATGGAAATAAAGCTACGGCAACGACCTTGCCGATGTAATTATAGGGCGTCACAAAACCAAGACCCCCGTCAGGATTCCGATCGCCATAGGTGTTGTTTATGCCAAACGCCAGAAACCCCCGTTCATCCTGCTCTCCCAAACGATGAATAATCAACTGACCAAACCTTGAGTAAATTACCACATTGCCCGACTTTAACTGGCTATACGGAGTTGAATCAGTGCCGGCGTAGGCGACGACAATCTTGCGTCCCAATGGGTGCGCAGGAATCCAAGGCGCCATTGATCCGGTCCCGAGCACTGGCACAACTTTCAGTCCTCGATTGATGATGACTACCTTGGCCGTTGCCTCATTTGGAAACGATTCTGATTCAGGCAATGGCTCAAGGTGCGGCCCGCACCCAGCTAGCGCGAGAACCAGAACCGTTAAAACTACACGAATAGGCTTCATGTTAAGGCTTTTTCAGTAGCTGTCGACCGCCCGCCGTGGTCGTGTAGAGCGTGCCAGAGGCCAGACCTGCCGCATCCGCAGCAGCATCGTTCGTATAATTAGGAATTGCGGGAACAATAAGCCCAAGGCCAGTTAAAACAAGTCGATCAACAGTAGGATTGTAATGAAGGGTTTTGCCCGATCCCCACGAGATTCCGTTTGCCAATGCAGTGTTACCTGAAGTTGGCATTTGTAACCGTGCGTAACCAGCCGGCGTGACTCCGCCAACCGCTATGCCAGCTTCATTAGCGCCAAGATACGCATGAAGTGGCACAACTTCCAATCCAGTGGCAAAATTTTCCGCGCCTTCATAAGTAAGGTTTGTGGCCTGTAATTCTGGACCTCGGTTGTTTGCTGATGCACCCAAAATCCGCGACGCCCACATTTGCGTTGAACCAGCAGCGCGGGCCAATTTTATGTAAGGCTTACCTGAGGCATCTCCAGAATTAACTGTCGTCTGTTGCGGGGGAGTGCCATAAGACGAACCAAGCGCACCAAGAGCTAATCCAGCTACCAGCTTTGATTCGTTGCGCATTTTCTCGGCAAGGTAGCGCTGCGCCGCATCTGCAAGATGAACGCCATCATTGCCCCAACCCAACGCATTGACAGTAGCCCAGTTTTTGCACGCTTCATAACCGTCAAAATAATAACGACCTTGCGCAAGCGCGTGCGCTTTCAATGTTGCATTGGTCGTCAACGTGCGAGCGTCCTGCGTAGTATCGGACATTGGTGGAGCGCCCGAAAAAATCCACGAAGCATACGGCACTACAGCATCAAATCGCGCCTGCATAATTGAAAGCTGCGCAGCGAACGCGGCCACCTGAGCATCGTCCGATACTTCGCGCATCTCAAACATCACACAGTCCGGCGCAAGCGCCGTCAATAGTGACGACATAATGCCGGAGTTAACTGTGTTCATTTGCTCTAACGTGGTGCCGGAATAATCAATTTGATACCACTCCACACCACTTTTGGTCGCATGTCTAAAAAGTGGTCGGAAAAACTTTACAGTGCCAGAGAGACCAACGACCTGCGCGCGATAAGCTCCCGCCGCCTTAGAAAGAGTAATGACCCCAAGGCCGAGCGTGGTATTCGCACTGACACTAGTGTATCCGGTTTCATCAACGTAGGACGCGCCTGCAAGCGAAGTTTGCACCTTAAATGTCCCAGCGCCCGGGCTATTCAGATAGAAAAGCACGATTGTATCGCAAAGAAACGAATTGGACGAACCATCACCAAAATTAAGTGTTCCACCGCTAGGCAGTGTCCAGTTTTCGCCAGTGGGGAAAATTGTGAAATCTTGCGTTCCGGCAGCAGCACCACCTGTTGCGGTAACGGTAGCGGAGCCAACCTGACCGGCACGCCCAAAAGTTGCTACAATGTCAGGCAATGCAAATTTTGGCTTAAAATAACCAAGGCTATCGCCAAATGACACAACTCGCAATTGCGCAGTCGTTCCAGATGCCATTGATAAAATTTTCTGATGAGCCTTTCCACCAGAAAGATTAAACTTTATACGCGTATCTGTGTCTGGAAGATCAGACGTATAGGCCCATGCACCAGAACTATATGATGCCATAACAACACGCCCTGCCGAATATGACGTTCCTCCAATTGTTGCGGTTCCTGCGCGAACATCTATTATGTAACCCTTGCCTTGGACGCCAGTTGGATTTGTAACCGTAGCCGAAGCCGTAACCCTATAATAAGCATCGTTTACGGCAGTAAAATTACCTGTTTTCTCAACCCACTGCCCAGCCCCGCCCGCCGCCGCCGCCGCACTTGCTGCGGCAGATTCAGCAGCGTCAACGGCATCCGCCGCAGCTGCCGCGTCTATATTGGCAAAGTCAATCGCACCAGTATCACTGTCAAAATAAAGATACTTACCCTTGCGATCAGCCAATGCCAACGTTCCGTCTAGCGCTTCGCTCTCACCAAAGTGCAGTCCTCGGTTCGTGGCTTCTTGCTGCGCCTGCGAAATCATTGTCAGTTTATCTAGCGCCCGTTCATGCGTCTCAGCTGGGAACTTGTCATTATAAACGTAGTCAACCAACTGCGTGATCGGCACATCACGACGAATGGTGATTACGTTGCCAATGGCTACGCCTGTTCCCGTAAGCGTGATCGACCCACCGGCGTTATTCCCTGCACCCGTAACCGTATAGTTGGTGCCAGTCGTCAAAACGGTATCAGCACCGCTCACGGTTTTTATGACCTTGAGGTGACTGCTTTCGAGGAAATAGAATGGCACACTCAACGTTTGCGTCGTTGAGGACAGGGTGTAAGCTACTTTAGCGGTAGTGGTTGAGACGCTCATGGTATTGGTTAAAAGGTTTTACTCTGCTTGCGTGGGTTGTTGCTGTCTGAACTTGTAAAGAGCTTGCGCGGTTGCTGCCCGAGACAAACTGGACATGTAGGCCCGGGCCTGACTCCGATCCTCGTCATCCAATTGATCCGATAAACTAGCCAACCTTTTAAGCCGTTCCTCGTCATTTGCGAGCAAAATAGCCTTTAGGTTGCGACCACGCTCGACCGAGAATTCGTAGAACTGTCCGCCCATTTCTTTGCGGTATCCGTTCAAATCGGACGGCATGACATCCCGGTCCGCCCATGTTTTGTAGATACGTGCGCTTGGACTGTCATCCTTTTCCCAGTCCGCCAGCCAGCCTATGCCAAACCGTCCTTTGATCGGCTCGCCTAGTGCGTCTATGGCCGGGTCATTGAACTGAGATCCAAACGGTAGCTGTGCCAGCATGGCCGATTTGATGTCGGCCCGAGATTTCTTTTCTCCGCCGGCCAAGGTTTCAAGTGACCGGAAGAATCCTGCCATTGGCACAAGGTTTGCCGCTTGTCCAACAGTCGCCCGCGCTACTACGTTGGAGATTGCCCGTTCACTTGTGGGTCGGTTTTCGTCAGTGGATAGCACTAATTCCTGCAATGAGGTCATAGGCGATTGGCCTAGCGCAGCCGTGAACATACCCTGACCAAACACATAAGCCTCATAAACGACCTCCTGATTGCGGTCTTTGCCGTAGCGACGACGGTCATGAACAAAGCCGATTGCGGCCAAGTAGGGGGCCACTGGCATGAGCCGGTAGTCAATGAATGCCTTGCCGCCACCAGGTAGCTTTACCTCTAGGCTGTATGGTTTCCACTTTCGCCCGTTCTGCGTTAGATCCTTGTCTCGATTGCCTGACCCGCGTCCGTGGATTTGCAGAAATGGCACGTTTTTCTCATCGTCCTCCGGCGCCGGCGGCACGCAGGCAAGCAATAGCGCCCCCATTGCCACTGTGCCGTAGATGCCGCGCATGAGCACGCGCTGTTTTTCTTCGTCGCTACGCTTGTAGTCCTCTCCGCCCGGCACCATTACCGGAACATCGGCAGCATCAAACATGGCCCGCACTAGCCCGACCGGACCATAGTCCAAACCTCGGTTAAACACGTTTGCCGGAGTGCGAATAAACGGCACGCTGTTGACCCGTAGCCATGCCGTCGCAGCTTTCAGCGCCTTTGCCTTGGCTCCAGTAGCCGGGAGACTTTCCGCAAACCGCATAGCCCGGCCAAATGCTGCATCCACCGACAGTGCGACAACACCAATAACGCCCTCAGGTTGATACTGGAACGTCGCACGCCGAGCCATTCGCGTAGCTAGCTCAACCAATTTGCCGTCACGATCCATTTGCCGTAGTTCGTTGGCTCGGTTTTTGATCCACGTTTCTTCATCGGTTTGGCGTTGGATGTTCTCAGTTAGCGCATCCCACTCGGTCTTGGCCTGTGCGGCATGGTTGGTTTGCTGCTCGGCAGTCAGATTCAGCATCCGCTCAACTTCATATGGCGCCATGTCCTGCGTGATTTCGCCGGCATCCACACGGTCCTGCACCATCTTTATGGCCAAATGCCGCGCCGTCAGTTCGTAAACGGACGCTTGAAACGTGGCATCCGTTGCGCTCATGATACGTCCGATATATTTGCTGATGGCCCGGCTTTGCTCCATTGGCGCAGCAATCGCCCTTGGCCCTGCAATTGTGGTCCTTGACTCCATTGCTCCACCGCCACGTTCGACAGCCGCGTCCTGCTGCTGAATAGGCGAACGCCGTCCTTCTGCTATCTGCGTTCCAGCCAACCTCAATCCAATTTTCAGCCCTTCGACGGCCCCGTTGCTGATTTTGGCGTAGTAATCTAATGCTTTGCCCGGCTCAGTCAGGAGCTTGGTCGCCGCCATTTCGCCTACGTCAAACGCCATAAACGCTGCATTGCCCAAAACGTTGCGCGCATTGGTAAGAATGGAGGATAGCACTCCAGAATACCAAAGCCCCACGCCGACATCTACCCAGTCGTAAGGCCGGATTTGCTCGTGCATGTAAGCGAACAGTTGCAGCGTTTGGTAAACACGTTCGTTGCTGCCAATCGGAGTGCTGGCAATGTTGCGTGCCAGCTTGGCCAGTTCGGCATTCTGTTGCGGGCTTGGCGTCGGGAGCTTGTATTTGTTGCGAAAGATTTGCTCTAGCCCCTTCACCGAGAGTTTACCGGCATTGAACATCTTCAGCGCACGGCCAATAGTCTGGCGCAGGTCGCGGGTTGTCGCAATGTCCTTGGCCTTCATCCGGCCAATCAGAGCGATTTCCAGTTGTTCTGCGGTAATGGTCTTGGCTCGCAACTCCTCCCTGACCTTTGCTGTTTCCTCGCGCAGTGCCTTCAGCCTGGCGTTCTCATCGGGCAAGCGACGGGAATCCAAGTAAGCCACAATCTCCTCGTCGGTGCCGGACTCCAGCAGTTGCTTGGCCTTTTGCAACTCCTCCTCCGCCAAAAACTGGCGCTGGATTTCCTTGCGAGTAATGGCTGTGGCGACCTCTGCCCGCGCATCGACCAACATGTTCTGGACAATGCCGCTGACTTCCTGAGCAATCGACTTGGCAAAGTCTTGGCTGAACAAGCCGGCGATCTTGCTGGTAATTAACCCCTCTACTTCCATTGCCTTTACCGTTCCCTCCGCCGCTACCTTGCGCGGAGTGGTGTTGGCCTCATCAAACGCCTGCTTGATTAACTTGTTCAGAATGACCGTAACCGGAGAACCTCCTAGATCCTTGGTCTTGAGCGCCGCTAGCGCCGCGTCCTTCTGCTCCTCTGTCAAGACTTCGCTAGCCTCAATGCGTTTACGCGCCTCGGCGATAATCCCCTTGTAGCGCTCGGGCTGACTGAGGATGTCCGATGCCCGGTTGGCCAGTTCTTGCGCCGTTGGCTGCTCTGCCGCACCACGCTCGGCCTCTGGTAACGCCGCCAGAATCTCGGCCTGAATGTCGGACGAAAAGATTTGCAGCAATGCCTTGCCCGCTCCGCCGTCCTTTGGCGTGACTTTGGCTTCAATGGCATTTGCCACGCTGGCCTTGTAACGCTCCCATAGCGTTTGCTTGGCTGCATCGACAAACTTGCGCAAAGCATCGGCTCGGCTCACCGGCAGCGGTCCATCCATCTTGAGCCACGCAAGCTGACCCTCGCCCATCCGCTCCTGCATATCCTGAAACACCTGAAACAACTCGGCCGCAATCTGCGGAATCGCTGCCTTCTCCTTTTCGCTCAACTCAGGTGCGTTGCGGTTATTGCGGTCGATCTCGCGCCGGAAGAACGCCTGCGCCCCCTCTTCAGTGTCGAGCACGACAAAGCGCTTTAAGCCTTCGATAAACTGACCGGCTTCGGTGGCCACAGGCGCCCAAATGCTCAGGATGTCAGACACGGCAGCGTAGTCACCGCGTTTATTTGCGGCTTGCATGAGGATTTGCGCAATCGCCGTCTTGGTGTCCATGTGAATTTTGTTGGTTCGGTCCATGATGACCTCGCGCAACTTGGCTACGTCCCCACCGTGTTTTGCTATAATGACCTGTGCTTCGTCATCGCCCACCGAGCGCGAGCGCACGTTGTAGGTCATGGCCGCTGCCGCCTTCCTCACTTCGTCGGCGTATTGCGGGTCCTGCTCGACGCGCATGGCCACACGCCGCTGTTTGATCGTTTCTTCTAGCTTGTTTGTGTAATCCTCATCGGACAACGAGTAAGTGATGTCCGGATTCGCCGCGTCAAACGTGCCGCGGTTGCCGGTTGCGCTTTTGATTTGAGTGGGGGAAAAAGCGATAAAGTAGCGATGTTGTGGCGCGCCCTCGGCATCCATGATGGCACCATCGAAACCTTTTGCCATCAATGCTTTTGTGAAATCATTAGCAATCTCCTTTATTTCAGGAAGTGATCTTGCTGTCTGCATCGTGCGACCAAGCAACTCCTTTTGTTTCCCAAAAATCACGCGATCTCCACCCCGCAAATCAACCGGGTTTTTAATCGAAAGAAATGCAAATACGACATTTTTGCCGTAACGTTCATCAACCGCCGTTTCAGTAAAATATCCGCCACTTCCCGCAACTCCTGTGCTTCGCTCCATGTCAAAAACCGTAAACTTTTCATTCGTGGCATGCTTAACCACTAACGGCTTGCCTTCCGCATCCACGACCTTGCTCGCGCCAAACCACGCACGAAACTCGGGCGTGTCGATTTGCGCCAGTGAGTAAGTGCGCACCAATGGATCATAACCCGTAAATGGTGAAATCATTTGCGCTACCTTATCAGGAAAAGTCTTCCCTTCATTGAAGCGTCGTATTCCAGCCAATGCCATGTTAAGGTCTTTTGCGTTTTTTATACCACTTTGCGCAGCATAATCGCGTATATGATATGAAACGCCCTTGGGGTCTTCCGCCGTGCGCAAAAAAGCATTTACAGCATCCACCGCTCGGTCGCGGTCGTAAATGCCGCGCTTCACTAAATCGTTCAATTCCTCTAAAGTGCGCCGCTCCGTGCCTTTTGGAAATGAACCATATTCCATGGATTTATTTCCATAAACTGTTTTTCTTGATTCACGTTCTGCTATCGTTTTGTAATTAAACAACAATTTTGCCTCTTTAATATAGGCCTGCAATTCATCGCCACTAGGTAATTCAATTCCTTCCAGACTATACGTGTCACCCCACTGCATTCCAGACGCCACTCGCCCAACGCCAGTCATTGTCGGCCACACCTTTTTACCCGCTGCCTCCATTCGATAGGCATCTTCAATAGCGGTAATCATGTCCGACACGAACGGAAAGTCAAAACCCTCTTCCGTTAAACTCTCCCGCACGCCATCTAGTGAGCCCCTTATTTTTTGTTTTTGACCCGCTGCATCGCGCTTAAACGTGACAAATAACTTAAGCCGGTCCTTTGGCATCATGTTATTATAAAGCTGCTTCCAATCTCCGTGCAGAGGATCTTCTTTTAAAGTCGATGGAGCCGGTAATTTACGTGAACGCAAAATGCTCATCAAATCGCCATACTTGCCAAAGTCGGCCTCCATGTTCGCCTGCATCTCTTGCGCGGCCTGAATCCGATTTACATAGGCGTCATCCAATTTGAGCGCCCGGCGCAATTCACTTCTGAAGCCAATGGGAAGGTTTCCGTCCTGCTCCATTTGGATTAACCGCGCAGTCAATTCCATTAGGTTGGCAAAAAACTCCCGCAGTTGCTCCATGACCGCACGCATGGTCAATGGCAGCGCCTTCTCTTGTTCGCCACGCCCAAGGACGTAAGCCTTTGCCGATTTGCTGAAAAACTCGACGGCAGCGCGGTAACGCGTCTCCTCGTTCATTCCGGCCCGATCCTGCTTCCCCTCAACCTGGTCCTGCCAGCCTTCGATTTCAGTAATCCCGACGTCACCCCTGTCTATCTGCTCCTTGATATGAGTCTCGGTCTTTTCCTCAACCAAAGTAAGCGGATTGGCTCCTGCCCAAAGCCGCTCCGCATAGCTATAAATCTTGGTTTTTGCGTCATACACCCGAATGCTCTCGCCGGGTATGGTGACGGTTTTTGCAGTATTGCCGGGCTTAATTGCCCCCATCTTAATGTAGAGGTCCACCAGAGCATTTGCCTGCTGCTCGGTCATCCCGCCTTGCTCCTCGGGTTTACCTATGCGGTCCGACAAGCGCTGAATTGTATTTGGGTCGTAAATGGTCGATCCGCCCAAACGTGCCTCAAAAAAGTCAATCAGGTCGCGCACCCGCTCTTCGTTTGTGGCCATCTCCGCCTTATCCACATCCTCCTTTAATGCCAGCGCATCCTCTACGGTTGCGGCCTCATCCACGTATTGGCCCACGGAGTTGTAAACGGCATACGTGCCGGCATCGGTTTGCGCTATGCTCGCACCTTGGCTCTGACTTGCTGAATACCCGGCCATTTCCGATTCCAATGCGGCCATAGCCTGCCGCTGTTCATCGGTGTCCATTTGGCGCTTTTCCTCATTGTCCCAGAAGCCATGCACCATTTCATATACTGCTTCTTGCGTAGGTGCCGAAAGAATCTCCGCCGCCGCTTCTTTGGTAAAACCGACCGCCATAAGCGAACGCTCACTGGATAGGTATTGCCGGCCAAACGCTTTATCCGCAAAGGTGGCGTTTACCGTTCCGATAAGGGTCATTGGCAACAAAGCAATAGCCGTGGCCGGCAGGGTTGCTCCGTAGGATTTAAGATCCTCCATCGTTGCAGCCGGTATGCTAGGGTCTAGTCGGCTGGCAATGGTCTGGAAAACCATTCCCATGATGTCCTGACTGGCTTCTGTCGCAAACTCTGGGACGTAGGTGGTAGCAAATTGAAATGCTGCCCGTCCTGCAAATGCTTTGGCTGTCTGCGCCGTCAGCGGTTTTGCCGCAATGCGTTGAAGCACTGGCAGAGTGCCAAACAGAAGTTTTTGCCCAATGAAATGCTCTAGCGCCGTTTGCACTGCCGCCGACCCCATAGAAAACGTAGAGGTGTCACCCCATGCAACGCCACGACTGCGAGCATCCCGCATTTCCTTGTTGTAGGTCGTATTTAGAACCAGGGGAATGCCCACGTATGGCACTGCCGACATTGCCGTATAGGCAAACATGCCCGGAGAACTGGCCAAGGCATCGACGATATAATTGTCGAACTTCTGTGGATTTATTACGCCGTTTGCCAATCCATTAACAAAATTGGCCGCATCTATCTGTTTTGCGTCCGCTGCATTTCTTGCCTTGAATGCCTCAAAGTCGGCGGGCGTGAACTCAATCGCACCGGCTTTTTGCTCCAGTCCAAATGGAACAGCACCTTGATTTAAGGTGCCTGCCATCTTTGCTTCTATTACGCGCTTTGCTTGCTCGTAAGGTAGCTTTGCAGTGCGCGCATTTTGCTCCACCTCGGCTTGATTCAGGTCAATAGCGTCCTTGAACAAGTCCACGAAATCACGGGACGCCCTCACGCCAAATTTTGCCGCGCCTTTTCCAAGTATAACCATGCCGCGATCAAGCATGGTTTGTCCCTTGCCTTGCTCATCTGCCCCGAACGTCGAAGGCATTTCCTGCGCTGGTTTATTCTTTGCCTGAATCAATGATGCCAGCACCGGCCAATCTTCACGCGGCAGGTTGGCAATTTCACTTGTCAGGTTTTTGAGGGAATCAGTGTTCCATACCGCACGGCGCAAATTGGTGGTGCCGCCATACGTTTTAAGCACTTCTACCGCATGTTCAGCCAGTGGCGTAAGCTCGGTCGTCTTGGTCTGGAGCTTGCCGTAAAAATCGCGAAATTGATTGCGACGAAGGTCGTGGGTTTTTTTGTCCCACCGTTGATCGCTCCAAATGCCAACCGTCATGTATTCCCATGCGTCAGCATAACTTCTTCCTTTAATCGCAGAATCAGCCAGCGAAGCAGCACGTTCACCCCACATAGCCTGCTCGTCGTCCTCCTTTTGAAAGCGCTGCCCAATTAACTGGTAAAGCTCTTCATCCTGAATGTTGTCCCGCTTTATGCCCAGCACATGGTCGGCGTAAACTGACTTCGTGGCGTCCCAGCCATGTTCGTTCCACCCTGCCGGCAGGTTGCCAATGGTCTCAGAAATATGCTGTTCGACAATGGCTCGTGCCTTCACGCCACGCGGATTATCGGCGCCCACCGTTGCGTCATCTAGGGTTTTTGCTTTATCGGCCCCAAGGGCCACGTCTAGCTTGTCTAGGCCGGCAAAGTTAGCTCGCTGGCGATCTCTGGTTATGCGCTTTTGCTCGGCTGACGGTTCAAATGGAGCTAGCCCCTGCTCGCGTTTGGCGGCAGCGTAAGCCTGAAGTAATGGTTTTGCCTGATCTTGCTGTGGCTTATCCAGATGAGGCAGCGCATTTGTCAGCGTCAGGGCATCGGTATCTGATAGAATCGTCATTTGGTAGGTTGATCCAGGCGGTAAAGTCCCAAAATCTCAAGTGCGGTCCGCCCTTGATTCATGTTTTGCCCGCTTACGGGCACCGGAGCAACGGCATTGCCTTGTGGCGCTATCGCCTTTCGAGCATTTACCACATAGTTTGACAGCGTGAGGCGCTTAAACTCCATAAACGCCGTCTCTCGGGTAGCGGTAGGATTATCTAGCCACCATTTTTCCATCAAGTCCTTGGTGCGATTGAAATTCTCGTAAGCCGGCAGCGCTTGTTTTGTGTCAAACGGTTCGTTGGCATAGGTCGGTTTCACCTTCCCGAAATGACCCTTTTCAAACAGGTCATTCATCTGCGCATCCATGTCCTTCTTGATTGGGTTTCCGCCGCCTTGCTTGCGCTCGGTGTCCTTAGACCGCAAACGTGCGGTTGCCTCGTCCATTGCAATACCTTGCGGCATTGACGCCACCAGTTCCGTCAGCTCAACAAACTTGCTGCTATCGGTATCTGCGCTGGCGTCGTAGGCATTAACCAACGACAAAACCTTGGCCGAGTAGGCTTTTGACTCCGGCATCATCGTCCTAGCTCCGCTTTCCGCTTCCTTGGCCATCCGCTTTTGCTCTTTGATTATGGCCTTTGCGGTAACCGCATTTATGCGACGCGTCTCCGCCAGAGCCATCAATTCGTCGTCGGGGATGATTTCGCCAGCCAAGCGCCGCTCTTGTAGCGAATTGGCCACCTCTATGCGCTCATTGTTCATGCCATTACGGGCCTGATTCAACAGCGCATAGCGCCGCTCTTGGTTCAGCGACTCAAAACCTTTCCCTTCCTTTAGTTTATCAAAAGCAATAAATGGGTCCGCCGCCACTTCTTGCAACCCGACTTGGTATTGCAATTTAGGCAACACTTCGGCCTTTAGCGCCATTTTGTTTACTGGAGATAGGCTCATCTTGTCTATTGCCTCAAACGCAGCTTCTACCTTGCCCGCTGAAATGTTTTGCTCCATGTTCACGGTAAGTGCCGTGTTGTCCTCATTGATTTGCGCTTTGTCGGTGTGGGTCTTATATTGAATCCCGAGCCGTGTGCGCTCGTCGTTGTATTTGATGCCATCGACCTCGGCGGCGCGCTCCGACCATCCATCTTCTTTTAGCCGCTTCGCCCGAGCCGACTCGTATTCACGCCAGGTGTCGTCGATGTAGGTCCCCCACTCCTTTATCGGCTTCTTCGCCGGGTCCAGTTCGGCCTCTATCCGTGCCGCAGTCTCCAGCCGGATGTTCTCCTCCTTGGCCAGTAATCCGTTATCGTGATGCTCCTGTTTCATCACGGCATACTTGTTCACCGTTTGCGCTACATCGGAGATAGCGCCGCCCACGTTGACCAGCGCTTGATATGGCGCAGCAAACGCCCCGGCATCTGCCCTTGGCGCGCCGATCTGCGCCGTGGGAACGGAAGAAAGCGGAATGGTGGGAATGTTTGCCATGTTAGAAATTAGCCGCCGATGCCGCTACGAACAGATAGTGCCGTTGGCGCGCCCGCTGCTTGCATACCCGCCGCTGTGTTCGGGCCAGGAGTTGCGGCGGGCCGTGATGCCATCGCCCCCATACCAGCCGCTTGCCCCGCCCCTTGCAGCAATGTGGCACCAGCGTTGATGTAACCAGCCTGCTCAGCATTCTTGCCCATTGCTAGGTCCATTGCTCCTTGTTGGCGGAGATTCTGCGCATTGATGCGTTGCTGACGGTTGTAATCAAGCACGTCTAGCTCCATGTTCCCCGCCGTTTCCGCCATAACCTCTAGCGGCGTGCCGGCCTCCATGACGCCAGCCTTTGCATACTTGGACCGCTGCGTTGCCAGTATCCGGGCGTTTTCCTTGCGTTTGCGCCGGATGTTCTCGGCAGCATCCATTTCAGTTTGCTTAGCCTGCGCCTCTGCCATTTTGGCGTTATATTTGCCAATCGCCTTGGCTTGCTGCGCTTGCTGAACCTGACCATAAACTGAAACCGATGTGGCTACAACGGTTAATGCTACTGCCGTCCATGCCATTGTCATTTTGCGTCCTCCAATAATTTTTGGACCTCTTGATCCGTTGCATCGGTAGAGGCGTTAATGTCGATTAGCTTTGGTAGCAGTTTCTCTAGGTTTTTTTCTTTAGTGGGATGAACGGTCATCCAAATCATATCCTCCAGAATGTAGAGCACTTTACGCACTCCTTTCTTTGATATGAAATTAAATGGTGCCTTTATTTCATGAACCACACCATTCATAAGCACACGCGCCTTTCCCTGAATAACGATGTTGATGTGCTCGGTGTTGTGAACGTGACCAACTACAAAAGTGCCTGCCGGCATAAAGATTTGCCGACAATAAACTCCAGGTGGCTGATAATGCGTTATTGGGCATTTGACTTGCGGCATACGCGATAGCTCGTCCGCCGTCAAATCTCCGGTCGAAAAACCCTCAATCGCCATACTGGTTTCAGTTGTCATGTCAGTCTCCGGTAATGGCATACTTGGTGATGATTGCCAGCAAGCACAGAGGAAGTGGCTGCGTCTGTTTTACGATAACCGGCGTATCCAAGTCAAAATTGCCGTCAAAGTCGATTTCCTTGTCTCCAGTAAATAAGGGCGGCGGCGCATCCATGTGGTCCGCCGTATCTCGGAAATTGAGGTTATAGGTCGTTGTCCCATCCCCGTAAGATAGGCCCAGTGTCTTGCTTAATCGCAAAACAATTTTGCGCACCTGCTTTACCTGACCTTGACTATTGCCTACCGCCGGATCCATGTCTAGACGCATAGGCTGGATGATCGTTTCGTAAGGTAACCCAACGTGAACCACACTGGCAGAATCGCTTAACGTCACCGCACCATCTACGACAACTTGGTCGGCCACTGGCGCCCCATCCGCCAAAATAGCCACGGTTTTTCCTTCTAAATGACCAAGCCCAGAAAATTCAGTCGCTGGATCGCCACTATAAGTTAGCCCAGAATCAACGTAGAACGCATTTTCAATACTGGTCCATGCGGCGGGATTTAACCGCTCCACATAGCGCCTGGGCAGTCCATCAATCTCTCGGTTTACTACGCACCAAATTTCGTCTGACCCTGCCCCATAAACCGTAGCCACAGACTCAAACAGCCCATCCGTAGTATGACGATGCCATCCCACGACGTTTTGTTCGCGCTCATAGGTCATGCCAACTAGGTTTCCGTTTCCGGTGACTACCCAGACAATGCTTTGTGTTTGTTGCTGAATTGCCGTTTCCGATATGCCGCCGGCGGTGATATGCTCGGACAGCACCGTCAAATCAGGCGAAACATAACCATCCCGCTCAAACGAGTAGGTCATTTCTCGAATCCGCAGCCCTTGGCGTTGAACAAACAAAACAACTTCGTTGACCAAATCGGCCTGAATTGCTTTTGAGCCGTAGTTGGAGTGACGGCGAACAAGCACATTGGTGGCAGTCAAAGCCGAATCCGTGCTACCTTGCATGGACCACTCGCCGGAGGTTGTTCCAATCAAAAGCGCTTTTTGCGCTACCAGCCATTGAATCGAGTTTCGTTCCTGCGCTCCAATCGAATAGGCGAAAGCGTCCGCATCGGTGGTCCCGATCTTAAAGTTCTCGTAGTCGTCCAGCGCCGACCCCCAGACCGTTTGCGGTTGATAGGCCGTGCCCGCAAAGCATAGACGTTGCTCAAACAAGGTAGCCGCGACAGGATACCCGCGCTTTGCGCTCCATGCCCCTTCCGACCAATAGCGAGTGGCGGCAGTGCCATACAACCCCTTTTCCGTTAAAACGGTGGCAACGGCAGTGGTGGAATCTGTGACTTCATCAATGACAACGTAGCCGCGACCATACGGGTCATCCAATTCAAGAATTGCTCGCGGGCTGTTCGACTGGGATACCCAATTTTCAATTTTTATTCTGTAAATGGCATCCTCCGACTCAGTCCCCTCTTGATCGTAATTTGAATCGCTAGACGACTCCACCTTGCGCACAAGTTCCCATGTTGTTCCAGCGTTATAAGACCGCTGCACCAATACGTCAGCATCCCATGTCCCAGATGTCCGTAGGCGCCATTTTCCACTAATCCGCATGGTAGGCGGCGGTGGACTGCTGGGCGTATTGGCCGTAATAGCCGCACGAATAGAGATGTCGGTGCGTAGGTAAACAATTTCAAAAGTGGAACCAACGTGCGTCGATTCAAATAATGCGCTTGAAGCAGTTAAATCAATGGTTCCTGTCAATGCGCTAGGTGTTAGCGTGGTAGTCGTGATGTTTTGATCCAACAAGGGAGGATCCTTAAACACCACGCTACCAATAGTCCAATTTTCATCTGCTATTCGTATCAGCTTTTGCACAGGATACGATGGGTGCGTGATGTAAACTACGTCATTGATTTGAGCAAACTGCAGGTCAAATATATCGGCTTCCGCATAATCGGTAGCTATTTCATATGGGTCGTCATCTACTACTACCTGCGCCCCATTACTAAAAAACCGCATGTAAAAATCGCCAATCTCAATGACAAACGTAGTCGTGGTCGAAAACTGAAAATCTAGCAAACGGCACTTTTTGTCAGCATACTTGGCCTCTGCGATAAACTGCAATCCGGGCCGACGTCGCGCTGCCCCATAGGTCTCAATAATGGCGTTCTGGAGCTGCCTGCACCCATTGTTGCTTTTTTCTAGGTCAATACGGGCATCCAGCAACGGGGACAGTTCGCCCGCATTGAAGCTAACCTGACTCTTTTGGGTGCGTGCTCTTTGGGCCATGACTTATCCCTTGGTGGAATTGTAGCGCGAGGACAAGAACATGGATTCCTTAGTGGGATCAAAACGAATGCGGCGCTTTTGATTGCCATCTTTGGTGCGCGCCTGCGGAAGTGAAATGCGGTGATACTCGGTCAACAAACTAGACGCCATATTTTCGTCCTGACGGATTGAAACCGCAATCTTTGACGCAAGCAGCACTACTACCGCGTTGGTGAATAAAGCGTCCCAAATGGACGTATCCTCGACGTAAGCCGTGTATTTTACGTCGGCCCGTTCTGCGTCAGTGAGCAATAGGCGCCCTTCAATCTCCCAGTCATCCTGCGGTTGGCCGTGGTAATCGACGCCGTTAAGCTCAACCAAACTGATAAAATCGGACGGTAGTTGGTATTGATAGGCCCATTCAAATGCCGGGGTGGCTACCAGTTGTCCAAGCGTGGTCCGCACCCTCAGACAATTCCAGTCGCCAGCCCTCGCCACTTCTTTAATCGTGGCCTCAATGGCGTTTTTGCACACGCGAGCGCTCTTGCTGTCATTGTCGTCAATCGCCATGATGCGTTGCGCACCAATGCGTCCAAGAGCCTGATTGCAGATGTCGGTAATCGTGAGGGCCATTGTAAATTGTCCGGGATTGTCCGCCCGGTCGGATTTTTACGTGAAACTGACCGCAACCTTGATTTCGCCTGCCGCCACCGCATCTGAGGCTGTGTCTCCAGCGGATACGGTTGTTGCCAGCGCAATGCCAGTGGTGAACCGCACGCCATTAGACCCAATGGGAATGGTTGCATTGTTTCCGGTGGGGAGATGCAAGGTAAGCACCGGAACATCGGTTCCCACCACCGGAGCCGTAGCCTTGTTGTAGAGCTTCAGATAACGCACGCTTGCATTGGTGTTGCACGCAAGGATGCTCCAAACGGTTCCTGCACTAGCTTTGACGCTGGTCGCATTGGTAGATGCCGTTGAATTGATAAAGGTAGTCGTCGGCGTGTTGACAAGGGCCGCAATATCCTCGGTCGAAAGAACGACTGCCGCTGATTTATCTGCACTGAGTCTGCTCATGGTAAAATATGGTTTTGATTAAAGAAAAGCCCGCCCCAGCGCATAACGCCAAGGCGGGCAAAAACAACCGTCGCCAGCCTTAGGCTACGGTGTGATAGACCATATTGAGCGTGATCTTCTTTCCGGTAGTAATAGCGGAAGAAAAGGTCAGGACGCCAGTGATGGTTTCATAGCCGTCAGGAACACCAACCGGAGTAACGACTTGTCCGTTGGTGGGGGTAAACGCCGTAGAGCCAGCGCTGGCAACCGCCACCGAAGTGCTGGAATAACGGTTATCAACGCCACCGTCACCAATCTTGGTGATAGCGCCAGTGCCGCCGATGCCATCGCTACTGATGCGGCAAAGGCCCGGAATGACAACTGCACCCTCTGGCAGACGACCAAAGTTAATGGTGTCGGCAGTGGTTTCAGAACCAGTCACGGTGTAGGTAAACGTCGCATAGCACATCGCGCCGGACACGTTAACGGCAGAGGCGCGACCGCCAAAGCCTTTGGTGCCAGCTTGAGTCTGCTGAGTGTAGATTGTAGAATTAAGAATAGCCATTTGAGTAATCTCCTATGTTGTTAGTTGTATGTTGATTCCCTAAACATTAGGGGGATTCGTCGCAGGCGATCAGAACCACGCGCTCTTCCTCAAGGCGGGTAGCGCCAATCATGAGAACGGTGCGGATCTGAACGGTGTGGTTAAGGTCGGCGCGAATGTCGATCTTAACGGACTTGTCCATGCCAATACCAAAGGCCAAACCGTCGCGCTGGTAAGCAACGCAAGTGCGGACATCGGTGCTATTAAGGGAAAGAAGCTCGGTTTGCACAAACTCAAAACCCATGAAGCGGGTAATGGTGCCGTCAACCAGGGCTTTCACGTTGTTGTAGTCGGTGGACTTAACTTCGACCACATTGGTGAGGAGGTCGTTTAGCTGCTTGGCAGTAACGATGATATAACGTCCATCCTTCTCGACCTCGTTTTTGTCGAGGATATAGGCGGCACGGGTGAGTTTAGCCAAAGTAAGACCGGAGTTAGCGGCAGCGCCACTGAACACATAGTCCACATCGACTTTTTGGCCAATACCGAGGTCAACGGCGGTGGTGCCGTCTTCGCCGATATAAGCAGTGCCGGTAAGGGCATCGATGATTGTTTGGTCCATCGTGCGCTTAGCGGCGCGAGCGTGGGACTCAACGTGCTCGGACTCAGGAGTGGGAAGCTCGCCCAAAGCAATCTGGTCGAACTGGTCGATGAAGGTTACCTCGTCATAGCCTTTCGGACGCAACCAGCGTTTGGCCATAGGCGTGTCGCTAGGAATGGTCTTGCCGTTACGGGTAGTGATGAGGCGCATCTTGGATTTACCAAGTTGCGAAAAGGTGCGCTCTTTACCTTTGACGGTAACGCGCTTCACCTTGTTTTCGAGGCGGGATTCTTTTTGCTGAACCAGGTGGTCCCAGTTGTCGGCAAAGTCTGTCTGAAAGTGTTCAGGAAGTTGAGTAAGCATTTGATTGGTCTCCAGCGTGCGCAACGTATTGCGCTAGGTTTTTTGCCAGCTTCGGGCTGACTACCGTTCCTCGCGCTTGGGTTTCCGCTTGGGCCTTGCGCTTCGGACTATGCCGAGGCCGAAAGGCTCGTTTTGCGAGGTGTCTTCGTGCTCTCTGTTTCCTGTATTGATGACGCTCTTAATGCGTGTCAACTATAAAGCCCGTTCCCACCACAGGAACGGGCTTCCCCCAGTTAGTCCACCAAAAAGAACCGCTGACTTACATAGCTCTGGCGGGCTTTTGCTGCTTTGCAAGCCAAGATTGAGTAAATCTTGATTTTGTTTCTACCGCCTGCGCGTGTTGCGGATGGCTTGGGTTGTGATACGCTTGGTAGAGCGGATTGTTTGGATTTTTCATGATGTCCAAACCTTTTGCCCGGTCATCCATACCGGCATTTGCCGTAGTTTCACCAGAAACAAGCCGATCCTCGGAAATCATTGACGCAAACTTGGCCACCATTTGCACAACCTTTGAACTCTTAAACACTGGGTCGTTTGGCTCAAAACCTAGCGTGCGGGCACCGCGCACAGCTAAATCAATGTTTTTGGCGTAATCCGCTCCCCATGCGTCTTTTAATGCCTTGGCTTCTGCCGCCTCGGCTTGCGCTACGGCGGCTTTGCTTTGTTCACCAATTTTAAGGCCATGACTTTCGTCAAACGCCATCAATTCCTTTGCTGCCTCCGGGCTGACTTGGTGCTTATGCAGAATTGCAGCGACGCCATTAACGTAGTCGCCATTCCACATTTCCTCTGGAATGTTGTCAGGGCGCTTAAAACCGTATCCTTCTGGCTTTTCAGGCACGTTATTAAGCTGGGCCATGACCTTTGCCCGCTCGGCCTTGGCCTCCGGCGAAGCATCGGGCGGCAACGGTGCCAATGCTTTCTTTCCAGCCAAACTCGACACGTTGGCAAAACCGCCAAGCAATGCCTCAACGGTCTGATATTTTGAAAACGTATCCTTGTGGGCTTTGAGGTGGGCTGGTAACGCGTCAAACTTGGCCGTGTTGAGTTTACCTGATGCATCGTAAAGCCCGACATACCACGCCTCCCCGCCGGCTACCTGCGCGGGGATAGGTGGCGGCGCACTAAGCGGAGTCGATGCGGAAGCGGGCGGCGTGGAGGCAGGCGGAGTAGTAGGTGCCGAAGTAGGCGGAGCCGAAATCAGAGAAGATACTGCATCGCCCCCGGCTGGTGCAGATGCGGCCCCGCCACCACCGCCGGCATCACCACCGCCAGCTTCATCGTAAAGACGTTTCGTGTAAATGTTCATAGCTGATTAGTTGCTGTCGTAGGTAATGCCGCCTGATTCATTGGCTTCGCTCTTTTCCGTCAAATGGGTTTTACGGCGGGAAATGACCGCATCCGTCTCGTATGCCTCAGTGCTCAATTCACCGCGCTCATTGGGCACTTTGCGATACTTGGTAACGGTGCCATTGCCGAGAATGCCGTAGCGCGCCCGGTATTCTTCCGGTTTGTATTTACGATACCACTCGACAACCGCCGGAGTCTTGTCGCCCATTGCCCAGTCTTTTTGCGGCATAGGTGGAATCTCGCGCTTTGCCTTAGCCGACGGCTCATCGCCCTCTCGGTAAATGGCAGTTGGCGTCTTTCCATTGGCGTTCAAATAGCGAACAATGGCCGGACGCAGCTTTTCCCACGCCTCGAACAGCACAAGGATGTTTCCTTCCTTTAACGTGGCCACATGAACTGCGCCATCTTTGTCAGTGCGGATAACTTGGCCATCGTCGCTTACCGAGTAAACGATACTTGGAGCGGTTTGCTCTACTTGTGAATTGCTCATTTTAGCGTAGCTTTAGTTTTTGTTTTTGTGGTGCCGAGCCTCTTTGCCCGGTCCAAATAATTGAGGGTGTCGAGGTGGAAAATGCGCATCCCCTCTGCGATTTCCATTTTGACCGGACATACCTTGCCGTCGGCCATAGCCACGGCAGTAGATCGCCGTAAATAGCCTCGATGCCACATGTCCTGCATCACCAATTGCTGTTGCTCCGTGCGGTGCGCCTCATCGCGCCCAAAGACCATTGCATACGCAAGGGCCAGTTTATCTGCCTGAGACTCCGGTTTTACGTTTTCATCCATAAATTAACTCAACCCCATCTGCTTCCGAATCTCAGGGGTGGCGGCGCTTACATCTTTGGCCGCTTTGGCGCCTACTCGGGCGGTTTCCAGTGCTTGCGCTTGTTGTGCTGCCTGAGCGCGTTGCTCGCGCATAGCATCCCGATCTTCTGCCGAGCGTTCCCAGTCCACGGGTATAGCCAAATTGCGGCCAATACCTCGACTGGCTTTGTCTAGGTCAAAGTTATCCATTACGTCGGGCTGAATCTGAGCAATCGGAGCAATAATTTGCATCATTTGGATGAACGAATTATTCTCCGCCGCCTTGATTGCCATTGCCAACTTGGACGTAAGCGTGACCTCGGGCACCGCAAGCGCCTGCGATTTTCCGTCTGGCGATACAACCATGACGGATTGCGGCGGTGGGGGAAACTTGCCTGCCCTGAACAAAACCGAAAAGATACGCATGAGTAGCGGATTTGTGACTTCGGTCTGGAGCCGGTAAAATGTCGGGCTGAACGCAGTGACTTTCTCGGCCAAACGCTGCTGCACCTCGTAGGCCGTCATCTGACGCTCAATTTGCTGAAGCATCATAAACAAATCGACGTGGTATGCCTCTCGAATGGCTTGATCCTTGGTCTGAACGCGTTGGCCGAGCGTCCGGTCATCACCAATCGTTCCCCATTCACGTGGCAATGCGTTTGCTGCGTTAGGATCAAAGGTCGTAATGCCGCCAGCGCGAAGATCCACGTCCCCCTCCATGCCGTCAGGAATCAAAATACGGGGAAATGCCTTAATCTCAGTAAGCGCATCCCAGTTTTTTTCCAGGCTGTTCACCTGCCGAATAGTAGGCAATGCCTCAATGCTTGGCGAGTAGCCATAAACCGAGTCGCCCCACTTGAGGAATCGAGACGCAGCCAACGGCGCCTCAAAATAACCATCCTCCTTCACCACCATGCGGTCATCACGACTGACGTAACATGATGCAATTGGGCGATTCACGCCGTCAACCTTTTGTGGGTCATATGTGCCTTCTTCGCGTGGATAAATGCCGTGGATGAACTTAAACTTTTTATCCATCTGCTGCTCATCCATGCAAGCCTTGCGGACAATCGGACCAAGGTTTTGCTCGCCAAACTTTTGTTTGGCCTGCCGGGCAGTAAGCTCAAACTCGCGCATTAGGGTATCAACATTCCCCTCGTGGTCCTCGGAAATAACAAACGTGCCTACGTCAAATTTGTGAAACGCCAACAAGCGACCCGCCCGTCCTTCTTCGCAAAGAATAGCCGCAGTGCCAAACGCACCGCGATCCAATAGCATTTCATGAATCTCTAGGTTCCAATTAGACCGCGACAATTCCCGCATTGTAACGTCAGTGCATTGGCGATACCACGCCTTGGCTACGTCATCGGCCTCAAGCTCCACCGACGGCTCAAACGAGAACCATTTTCCGGTAAAAAGATAGTCCATCTGGCCAGACGCCAGGATTTGATTGGCCCGAATTGCCGTCAGGTTGTAGAGATCGTCAGTGTAGCCATCGACCCCTTCCGTTTTCTTGGTCGTTATCTGGCTTTTGCGCGGCTGAATGTAGTCAGCAATGTGCTGCCAAAGCGTGTCCCATGTGCCACGGTCGCCTTTCAAGTTGTCGTAGCGACCAATCAGGTGCTCCGCCTTCTCGTCTTTGTCATTCCGGCCGCCGCGTTCTTGGGTTTCCATTGTCTTTACGATCCAAGCAGGGTCTTTTTCTCGTCCGCAACGCCACCCGTCTCACCGGCCATGAGCGTAGCCTGCATCCCTTTGCGTTTGGCCGCAAGTTGACGCTGCTCCAATTCCATCGTTTTTTTCAGCACTGGCGATTCAGTGACCGGCGGAATTGCAGGCGGCACAGGAGGTGGTTTGGCTCCCTTGAAAAAACTGCGGTCACGAGGATAATACGGATGAGTGAAGTTCATGGTTTGGTAGGTAAAAGGTTTCCAGATAATCGACGCATAGACGCCAGCCGATGAAAACGCAAGACGTTGTTACGCTCATATGAAATTGTTGGCAAATCCCAAGGCAACATTCCCCACGCTCTCGCTACATTGCCGGCCATCAAATAAACGTGCCAGCAATCACATTGACCCGACGGAAAACGATACAACCCCGTTATCAATTCCTGCCTGTCCCATGACCTTACCGGCCTGCCCATGACAAAAAAATCAGGGCGAGAAAAAACAAACCCGTTTTCCAAGTGCCATTTCAAATCCTCCTCAAACGTTCGCGCACACTCCTCTTTTTGATAAACCAACCTGGCCATCATCAATGGACTCATTTGGCACAGGGTATGGGTGTTCATCGTATGACCCTAGGTTTTCTCCAGCTTGCCAACCCAGTCAAGCTCTGCGGGCGCCTTTGCATCTGCGCTTTTGGCCGCACCGGCATGGCCGAGCGATCCACGCACAACCCTAGCCGAATTACCTGATGTGTGTAGCCAAACGCCGTCGAGGCATGAGACGCCCAATCATGGACCGGCACGTTTTTAACCGTCCCAGTGTCCCCTCCTTCTTCCTTTGCCCTATAAGCCTCAAGTGAGTTAATCCCCCACTCGCACCCCTTCGCATGAAGGAAACAGCGGGAAAACGAGGTCAGCGCGTCGTTAATGTTATCCCAGACATCCGTCGGCCTCGGCAAACACACCACCCCACGTAATTCCGACTCCCGCAACAACCGCGCCCACAAAGTTTCCCCATCATGCGGCAGAAAATGCCCGCCATACGTGTAGGCCGTTTTTGCTTTTAACCTGCGCGCCCAATCTCCGGGCGTGTTGCAATCATCCCCACCCCTCAAACACTCCAAGTAATTGATTCGATCCCCAATAATCTGCCAGAGCCAGCAAATCGTGTTGGTCGGCGCGCCAATGTCGAAAGTCGAGTAAACCGGAAACCCCTCGTAGTGCATCACGTTTGGCCCAATCCGACCAGCCAATCGCGCCTTGTCCACCTCCGGCCCATAAATCGCTCCCACAATCGGCGTCATCCAACTCTCTTCCAAGGTCGTCGGAAACTCCGCGTAAATCTTTCGCCCCAACTCCCTCCGCTTTTTGTAGTAAAATAGCCTCTGCCCATCCGTAAACCGAAAGTCCATCCCTCCTTTCATCTGAATCTCCAGTTCCTTACCCGCCAAATACTCCCTCACCTCCCTATCCACTTGCTCCACATTCCCATTTTCCGTGTAGCGCGGTTCCATATACCACGGAAAAAACATCACTCGAAAATCCTTCGATGTCCGATGCTCCTCCGGCGTCTCCAGACTCCGTTTCAGCAACTCATACCAATCCCCTCCCTTCCCTCCTTCGTGCGTCGATTCCGCAAAAATCAATGCCTTGTCACCAGACGCAGCCTGCAAAACACCCGTCACAATCTCCGCCGACCTAATCGGATCCCTATGCGCTATCGGCCCCCACTCCGAAATATGCACCACCTGCGGCGTTCTACCACGCGCTTTCATCCCCGCACTAATGCTGGACCCATTCTCAAACTCAATCGCCCCCTTGTTTGAAATCAGCATCTTGTCCTGCAACTCCTTTGGCAGTCTCTCCCACGCAAACTTGATCTTTGCCAACTTCGCCTGCGCATCGTCCACACTCTTGTCGATAATCACCCCACGCAGACTGCTCCCCTTTTGACAAAAATGGACCGTATCAAACTGAATCAGGGCTATCAGGGTGGAAAAACCTAGCTGTCTGGCCTTGGGAATCGCTATGCGCTTTACCCCATCCACAAAAACAGCGTGCAGCACCTCGCACTGCGCACGGTTCGGGACAAACTTCACTGCCTTTCCGTCCGCATCCTCAATGCTGTAAAGATTGCAAATCCGAATCAATGGGTCCCCCAAACGCGCAAGAACCTCCCCATCGCTCAAACCTTCCGGCAGCACGTAGTCGCTAGGGTCTATTCGTTGACCAATTTTCATGGCGTAAAGTGTATGCCTATTTCAATCCGGCTGTAAACCCCCGACCTCCCTGCCACCGATTTGCCCCCCACCCCCACCCCCGACCCCCTTTCCGGCGCGCAAGGCCCCCACCCCCACCCCACCCGGCACGGCACGCACGCGGCACGCGCTGGGCACCTGCGCACGGTCGGCACGCCCGCACGGCTCATGCCTCCCCCTCGGCTTCATCCAACTCTACGGCTTCACTTGCGACCGCGCTGGACTCGATTGCATGCCGGGCACCCTCAGCGGCAGCTAGCTCAATGACTGGCCGAGCAGCGCGTATGCGATCCAGTAGCGACCCCTCGACACTCACCCGCACCTCAGTGGGCTTGTCGAAGCCCAGCATTCGCGACGCCTGCGCGATTGCTGCGATCACATCCCGAGACGTTGCCTCACTGTCCGCCCCCTCCCGGTCGATGATACGCAGGAGACCGCGCACCAGGTCCGCCCGCGTGACCGCATTGACCCGAGCTTGCGCCGCCTGCCCCGCTTCCAGTGCAGCCTGCACCACCGGACGCCGCTTTAGCTCCGCCGCTTTGATGCGCAGATGCTCGATGCAGCCACTTTGCGAGTAGCCGGCCGCAAGGTAGGCGACAGACGGCGACTTGCCCTCAAGGAGCCCGCTCACGAACTCCCGCTGACGTGCAGTTAGTAGATTTCTTGGTGCCTTTGTTGCCATTACCATGTTGTAAACTGCCCGACCCTCCCCGCTTAACTAGCCCCGCGCAAGCCCAAAGCGCACGCCGCGCTCCCCTGACCGCACGCGCACGCGATCAGCTCCGAAGCGCACGCACGTTAGCGCAGACCCTCCCGGCCCGACCGACCGACCGAGAGGGCGAGCGATTCCAGCAGACTCCGATACGCGGTCCGCCTTCGCTATTGCGCGCTAGCTGCCAGCAAGGTGGAGGCGCCGCCGGCTCGGTGTCAAGCTTGGACCTTTTCGCACCAGCTTGCCCCACTTGGTTTCCCCGCACCCCTTCCGGTCGGACCCGATCCCAAACCTTTTCAATCCTTTCCCTCTCCAATCCCTTCCGCTCCAACTCTCCCCGCTTCCGTTGCCCCTTGGTTCCCCGGTTTGCTCTCTCTGTTCCCCCGCTCAGTCCCTCGCCGGGTCTTCGCTGGACTTACTTTGGAAAGACGATGAGCCGGAGCAAAGCCCCCCCTTCCCCCAGCGTGCAGCAGGAGGAGGGAGAGGACTTGCGTCTGGACAGACTTGGAAAGCCGTGTCGCCGTCGCATGAGCTGGCAGGATTCGCGCTCGGTATGCCCCAACTTTGGCGCTACTTTATCACCCCACCAGAGAGGAGGAGGCCCCAGCCTTCCCCCAGCATTTACGAGCGCCAGCCGGTTAGTTGACCGAGGGCGCCCACCGATTGAAAAGGAACACGGCGAGGATAAACCCCCACCGGCCGGCAGAGAATTCCCCACCGACACGCACACCCTGAACAGCTCCGACGCCGGTGTCAAGCACGCCAAAAATAAATGCATTAAGCCCTCTTTTTGCGTATCCAAAAAAGAATTTTTGACCCCTACTTTTCAGAGGTAAAACCCCGTATCCAAACCATAACGCATGCAAAAAAGAGCTTGCACACACTCCCCTGTTTTGCTTTGGTGTCGATGTCGGGCCAATTCCGGCCCGCCACCCACCACACCACCACATGACCACCACCACCACCACTGCCCAGAACGAATACACCGAGGCCGGCTTTGAAAACCGCCGCGCCTACTTGACCGACTTGGCCGAGCAATACGGCTTAGATACCTATATCGTTTTTTCAATGGCCTCGATCCTTGGCCGCTCCGAGGACTTCGACGGACTTATTTCCGCGCTGGAGGACGAAGCCGACTGCCTAGCCTGCACCGAAGACCTTACCATTGAGGAAGCCGCCTGACCAACCAACTCCAACCCGCCGGGGCGCTTCAAACGCTCCGGCTCCTTCCCCCCCCACCATGACCACCACCGACACCACGCCCCGCCTTTACGTGGGCACCTACGCCAAATACGCCGCCGGCTCAATCGCCGGCGCTTGGCTCGACATGGAAGCCTACCACGACCGCGACGACTTTCTGGAGGCTTGCCGCGCCCTGCACTCGGACGAGTCCGACCCCGAACTAATGTTTCAGGATGTCGAGGGCATCCCCTCGCCTTGGTATAACGAGAGCGAAGCACCCCCCGCCGAGCTTTGGGAATGGCTTGCGCTCAGCACCGACGAGCGCGAGGCATTTGCCCTTTGGGCGGATTACTACGGCGAAGGTCCAACCGTTGACCAATTCCGCGAGCGCTACGTCGGCACGGCAGACAGTGAAGCCGACTTCGCCGAGAATCTAGCCAACCAATGGGGTGACATCACTGCCGACCTCCCATCATGGCTCTGCATTGACTGGCAGAGGACTTGGGATTCATGGTTTTTTTACGACTATTATAGCGTCCGCGCCTCCGACGGCACGCTCCACTTTTTCCGTCGTTAATCCCCCACCACCATGCAGACCGAACTCTCTATTGCTGCCGAAATCTTTAACCTTTTCGCGCCGGTCCCCGCGCCCACGCCCGAGCCGGCCCCCGAGCCGCTCCCCGACTTTACCGAGCCGTCCCCTGTGCTCGATCCAACCCCGCTTCCCGGCGAGATATGGCAGCACCCACCCAGCGCCACCATTGCTTTCCTTGACCACGACCCCCGCGACTGCTTGCCCTGGCGCTTTTCCCTCAGGAGCACCAACACGGGTAAACTTGTCGCCCAAGGCTACCACCATACACGCGACGCGGCCGACGCCGCCGCCTTGACCACCGCTCGCGCACTCGCCGACCAGCACCACGACGAGCGCACCGAGGCCCGCGCCTTTCCCGCCACCCGCACCAACTTCCACGATTAAACCACCCACCGGCCCCTTTCCCTCCCATGACCACCACCACACCCAGCACCAACCGCGATCTTCTTGCCCGCATATGGTGTGACCTGCGTTGCGTCCATTTATCTAACGACGGCGCCGACTCCCAGCGCATGACCAACGCGCCCGACCGCTTTCTCACTAACGCCGCCAAGCCTTACGCGAGCAACGCCATTAACTGGCGCGCCTACGGCCGCCAGTATTTCACCCGCACCACCGCTTAACTTTTCCCGCCATGCACCCAACCACCCGCCAGACCATCAACCAAATCCTGCACGCCCGCGCCCAGGCCCAAGCCGCCCGCGCCGCCGCCCAGCACCAGCGTCACGCCCGCGCCGTGCGCAGCCTCACCCGCGCCGGCGTCATTGCCCGCGCCTAACCCCCTCCCCCTTTTTCTTCCCATGAACCACACGACAACAGCCAGCGCTCCAACAGCCAGCCACACGCCAGGCCCTTGGTTTGTCCACACCACGCCCCACGGCGTCCGACACATTCTAGACACCAAGTGCCCCACGCTTGCCACCGCCCCGATAACGACCTTTAACGGTACGGCATATTGGAGCCTCGCAGAAACCACAGCCAACGCCCGCCTTATCGCCGCCGCGCCCGCCATGCTCGCCGCGCTGCGCGCCCTAGTCCACCCAATAGCCAGCGACGAGGACGTTGACCACGCCCGCGCCGTGATCGCGGCAGCAACAGCCAGCGCCCAAACCTGACTTATTTTTCAGATGACCACACCAACCAACACCATTACAGTTCTTTTACAGATTGCCTCCCCTGATGGGGAATCAGTCTTTTTCTACAGCAACGCCCGCGACGGCGCACCGCCAGACGCACCCGGCCCACGGCAGTTTGCCAGCTTAATAGCTGAGCTTGAACAGGCACTTACTGCAGCACACAAGAAACTATGCCCCTTGCCCGACGACCATGACCGCAACTAAGCATCACCTACAGCACGGAGAACAGCCACGCGTGCGCCTTGCCAACGGCCCCACCGTTGACAGCAACACCGCGCAACTGTTCACCCTTTGGACCTCACGCGGCCCCAGCATCGGACAAGTGATCGACCGTCTCACAAGCCACGCCCTGGCGTCCGGCTTTTGCCCCGTCACCTGCACAATAATCCCCCGCCACCCCGTTTTTGCTAGCAACTTAACCAAACAACAGCCAGCGACATGAGTAAAATTATTACTATCACCGAGCTATTATCTATGCCCCCCGGAGGCTCAGGCTCACCAGCCTACGTCAACGGAGAATTTGAAGCCGTCGTCGCCGACGCCAAAACCGTCCAAACCAAGACCGGGAAAACTATGTATAAGGCGAAACTCGCCGATCCACAAAACCCCAGCGTCACAATTGGCGCAACGGCATGGGGAACGGACTTCACCAGCAAGGCCGGCAAGGTTGTCCATTTTTCTGGTAAAGGAATGACACTCACCAGTTACAAAGACACAAACGAACTGACCATAGGCGACAAAGCCAACGTGCGCGTTGTTGGTTCCCACGCCCCAGCCGCCGCCCCAGCTACAGCAACAACAGCCAGCGTCCCGACGGGCGCACGCCCCGCTACGCTCGGCGTGATCCACGGCGCAACCGTTGGCATGGCGATCAATCAGGCTATGGCCGCATTGCTGTCCAGCTACGCAGGCGCAGACATCAGCATGGTCCCCTCGTTTACCCGCGACCTTTACACGCTCGCCAGCGACATTATCCGCGTGAGCTTGCATCTGGAGCAAGGCAACCTTGCCCCCTCCCCCAAGGACCGAGCCAAAGCCAACAGCCAGAACGCCGACATTGACGAGACAGCGCCCGAACAAGTTCCTCCGCCTGCACCACCCCCACCACCTGCTCCACCTAGACGCGTTCCGCCAGCGTCCGACGGATTTAACGTAGCCATCCCACCCGACGGCGAAGACGTGCCGTTTTGATTTACCCGCCACCTAACCGCTGACACCACCACCTATTATGGCCGAAAAATCCTCCCACTGGTATGCTGCCGACGGCAGCGCCCACCACACCGTCCCGGTAAAATCCAAGCCGGGCACCTACCGCCCCACCACCCTGCGCGACGCCAAGGAGTTGCGCCTTTACCCCAGCGTCACGACCATCCTCGGCATGTTCGCCAAGCCCCAGCTTGAGGACTGGAAGTTTCGCCAGATCACCGACGCAGCCCACGCCTCCCCACCAACAGCCAGCGAAACGACGCAGGAATACCACGACCGCATACTGGAGCGTGCCTTCCAGCAGGTCCAAGATGCGGCTGATGCCGGCACCCTAATCCACAAGGGAGCCGAACTTGCTTTGTCCGGACTAGAATACGACGAGGACGCGCCGGTGTTTTTACCCAGTTTGAATGCCAGCTTCCCACTCAAGACCTTTATTGAGCCGATTTGCCGATTCGTCGCCGACGAGGAGATCAACGTGACCGGAAACGAGTTGCGACTAGTTAATCAG